CTCATCAACTTGCTATCCTTGATCATATCACCCGCAAATGTGACATCTTCACGGTCAGTATCCAGTGTTGCTTCAAAACTTGAGATTTCATAAATGACCGAATCGTCCCACCATACCTTGCCGTGTGTACCGGAAATAATGTTAGGTGCTGAAATTTTTCTACTCATATATGTCTACCTCCTCGATTACATGTTTACAACGAATTTCAAATCTTCCGCTGCGTTTTGCATTTGAATATGTGCCGCCATAAACATAAATGTGCCTGTATTGGCTTGTTTGATTGCAACATCACTCATATTTGCAACGTCAACACTTTTGCTTGCCAAATACTCTCTTTGTGCGTCTATGTCGATTTCTGCATAATGTTCATAACCGTCATATAGCACACCTTCCTTTGTCAGTGTTTCAAAATATTGATTCACTGCGGCGATAAACAGTTCTTTGTTTTCAATACTGTTACTTCTGCCGATATAGTTTTCTTTGAATGTTGTTCTAATGTCTTCTGCAATCAGATCCATTCCTTCAACTATCTTGATTGACTTCATATCCTCTGTCTGATTTGTTCCAACCGTTGTCAATGAATTCACACCTCGTGCAATTTCGACCTGCTCACCATCGTTGATTAAAATTAGCTTTCCGGCATCAACATCCGCATCGGGGGTTAAACTCTCTGTAATACTGTTGATTTCTGAAATGACTTTGCCTGTTACACTCTCATTCAGTGCAGTTCCGGCAATAATACTTGCAATATATACGCAAAATTCAGCGGTCGTATAGGTCTTACTGCCGATTTTTATATCATCGGTATCAAAATTTATAATACCGATGTTATTTGATACAGAATGCGGTAATACTGCCTTAAACGGTTTCTTTGCCGTTCTCTGTGCAATAATCCAATCTGCCACAGTCTTAACTTCACTGTCCTGTAATGACGGAACGGCAAGATAATTCCACTTTTTATTTGCCAAACGCTTCAAGGCATCGTCAAGACTTCCTTCTGCGGCAATTCTTTCGATAATCACCTTTTTGGGTGAACCTTTAAACGCCATATTTATGTAATTTAGATTGTCTGATGTCCAATGGCTCTTAACCACTTCCGTCTCATTGCTGTAAACGTATGTGGTATCTTCCTTGGTTTCATCCTTCAAAATCAGTGCAACTGTACCGTTTGCACTGCGTTTTACAGCGGTTTGTGCTGCTGCTTTAAATTCTACATTTATTGTTGATAATCCCATGTTATATACCTCTCATTTCTATGGTTTCTGCATTGTCATAATCGTCACATTCATCAATGGACTGTGTTATCGGAATCTCAAACGACACGCTTAATTGCTCGTCCTCAATGACCATTTCTATTGTTTCCATTGTTAAATGTCTGTCCTGTATGTCGATCGTGCTATACATCAATGTTTCACGAATCTTTTCCGCCGCCTCGGCACATTCTTGTGCTATTTCAGATTTTGGAATATACTGAATGTTTACACTATAAACGTCATCCTCCAAATATCCTCCGGATTTTGTTATCGACGCTGGATACACATAGACAAATACTGCCGGTTTAGGATAACCCTCTTGAATTTCCGAAGCTATTACGTTAAACCCCGATTTCTTCATTTTTTCAGCTATAAATCTGCGTATATCTGGTGATTTAATCATTATCAAATTCCTCCACTAATCTATCTAACATCTTGTCTGCCTCACGGTCAAATCTATTTTTGGCTTCATTCATTGCTGTATAAAGTACAAGTTTACCTTCAACTCGACCAAGAAATTTAACTCCTCTTGCTGCTAACTCTACTCGGTTTAATTTTTTCCCTCGTACTCGTGTCTTTCCACCTCGATATATTTCGTGTCCATATTCAACTAAATGTGCATGTGGTGCTCCTGATTGTATTCGCACAACTCGAACTGTTCCACCCTTGTATAGTTTGACTTTCTTTAATCGCCACGAATTGCGGAGTTTTTTTGTCTTTACGGGCGAAAGCGATTTTGTCTTTCTATTGACTGCTTGTCCCTGTGCCATTAAAAGTGCATCTGCTTTGTCCGGATAGTTTTTTTCAAAACGTTTGAACGATTTTTCCAATTCATCAAAACCGAATACATCTTTATTCGCTCTTGCCATACCTGTCCACCTCTGAACATACGATTTTTAATTCCCTGTGACTCTCATTTATATCCAATACGGATACTATGTCAAATACCTTTGCACCGTACAGAATTTTCATATTACTTTCAATGCCGTTAAAATAACGTGTTACCACGTTGTATGTTGTTTCTGCTCTAATTTTCTGCGATTCATCATATTCCCTACCTGTTGCAGGCGAAACATATGCACGAACACCGTAATCTGAAAATACATTATTTAAACCGCTTAAAACTCCGCTTTTAAAACGAATTTCGCCGTCTTGCGTAGAATATACATCATCACTTGCAGCCTTTGTCACCGGGTGGAACGGAAACCACCCGATAACTTGCTCTGACTGTTCGTTTATTTCTGATGTTGACGGCTTTAAAAATACAACTTTGTGCCTTAGCTTTGCAAAATCCATTATTCTTTCACCTCATCATCAGTATCTTGTGGTGTTTCCAACTGTAACTGCATTAGCATAGTTGAAACATTCTGACTATACTTTGCCTGCCCATATGGACTACGGTTTTCGTAATAGTCGCCCACCAACATCAACATTACGGTATGTGCTTTGGGATTGTCCAGATCTACCTGCCTACCACATGCTGATTTGACGTATTCTTCCGCCGTTGATATGTATATTTCCAACAATGTATCATCATCGGATGTATCTAATCGCAGAAAATTCTTTACTTCGTCTAATGTTAGGGACATTCTTCACCCCTCCCATTCATTACGCAGCTGCTTTTGTCGTTACAGCCTTGCTTCCTGCTGCCGTTATTGTTCCGTAGATGTATGTAGAACTATCTGCCTGAATGACGTCATAGCTTTCGATCACACGCATAGTTGTCATATTTGCACCGAATTGATATTCAGTTGATACTGCAAACTGATAACCTTTCCTATCAATGAAATAACAACCGGCTTTAAGATTTCCGTAGAAAATCGGTGCTTGTCCTGCTTTGGTGTTTGGCAGTTGTGCATCTGGGAACACAATTACAGGTAGTCCTTGGAACAACTTTTGTGTCGGTGTTACATAGTCTTCCTTTAAAATCGGTCTGCCGACTGCGTCCTTTTCGCTGTCCATAATGTCAAATCCTGTTTGGTTTGTGACAATAACTGCACCGATTCGGGCGGATGGGTCCAAATCTTTGTTGATTGATGATTTCAATTCATCTAATCCCTTTATTGCCTTTGCCGTTTTACCGTTTTGCAATGCTGTGAAAATGTCTGTATTTTCACTGATGATTGAATTTTTAACAAACCAGTTATTTAGGTATGATGTCAAACCAGCCTTTTCCGATTCCAATAGTATATTTGAAATAGGGAAAACCTTACCTTTGTGTGTAACTTGGAATTTTTTCTGTTCAAATGATGGTTTAGTGCCTTCTGTGAGTGTATCGCCATCTTCAAAATCTGCCAAACCTGTCGGAACACCCTTTTCAAATACGAAACTACCGGTTAATGATGATGTCGGTACTACTGTTACCAAATCTTTTGCTGACATATATGTCTTTCTTAATTCTCTGATTGTTGTATCAACATCTTCAGGAATTAGATAATTCTCACCGTCTGTACCGTTTGTGCCTGTAACCAGTGCATTTTCCGCTTCGGTCAATTTTTTTCTTAGTGCAATCTTTGCCATAACAGAAAAACCGTTTGCTGTTGTTTTGTTCTTTGGTTCTTCTGGTACGTTGTCCCTTTCCATTTCAAATAATGCTTTTTCATTTTCGTATGATGTTTGCAAATCCTTGATTTCGTCAATTAGTTGCTTCGCCTCATCAACCTTACCTTCATTTTGAAAATTTCTTGCTTGTGAATTTTTCTCTTTAATTTTTGCTAGTAATTCACGCATCTTCTTGTTCATTTTCTATTGCTCCTTCCATAAATACGAAATTGTCTAACATATCCAATTCGTTACTGTTTTTTTCTTTCTGTTCTTTCTGTTCTTCCTCGTCCGGATCTTCTTCCTCGTCATCTTCATCCGTCTTTTTTGGTTTCGGATCTTCTTCTTCGTCCGGATCTTCTTCCTCATCATCTTCGTCATCATTTTTGACAACGACATTTTTAGGAATATTGTTGTAAGTTATAGACGAAATACACGCTGCCACATCTATGTTTTCATCTTCCTGTATTCGTGGGAATAATTCCGCCGCATCCTTTGCCGACAACCACGTTTCATCAGACATTTTCTGTTTGATGTCATCTTCGGTGATATTTTCAGCGACATTTTCCATGTATGTATCAACAATCGTTTGTTCGATGTTTTCCAATCTGTCCGCTGTTTCACGCAAATCGTTGGCATTTCCCATTGCATACGTCCACGCTTTGTGGATCATCAAATAGGAATTTGCCGGCATAATGATTTCATCACCTGCCATAACAATGACAGACGCAATAGATGCCGCCAAGCCGTCAACATACACTGTTTTGTGTGCTTTATGTCGTTTCAGCATATTATAAATAGCATTGCCGGCAAACACGTCACCGCCGTTACTATTCACATAAATGTTTAACTGACTGACATTTTCACATTCTTTCAACATTGTGGCTACGTCAGATGGGCATTTATCATCATTTCCCCACCATTTATCCCCATCATTTCCGACTATATCGCCGTAAAAATAAATATCGGCTGAATCATCGGTCTGATTTCGGATATAACAGTTAAAACTATTCTGTTTCTTATTTCTGTGTCTTGACATTTTTCTGATTTCCTCCTTCCATAGCAACTTTTAACGGTATCATATTGCCGTTAATTAGGTATGCATTACCGCCTTCGTCTTCGGAAATATGTGGCATATCTTCCTTACTGCGTATATCATTAGCGGATAACCAGCCGTTTTGTCTGGCTTTCGCATAACCTTCCATTCTTTGTGAAAATGTCGCTCGTAGCACGACATCAACATTGAATTTGAAAAAATATCCTTGTTGAAGTTCTTCTGATGTTAGCAATTTACTTGCCAATTCTTCTTCCAAACCCTTTAGAATAACCAACATTGTGTCGGTCAAAAATGCTTGTTGCTGTGCTTCACTGTTTGCATAGCTTGATTTCTCATAATCGTTTAGCTGATTCGGTTTAATTCCGAATGCTCCGGCTATTTGCAATGCCGTATATTTTTTTAATTCTAAAAACTGTGCGTCCGTCAATTTCAAATTTAACGGGTTTAACTTCATTCCGGCAGGAATCGGAATATATGTTAATGCACTGTTTGCCGATGTTGCCGTTTCAATAGTGCTGATTAAATTCTTTCGCAAATCCTCATTCAAATCTGCTGTATATTCAACAGCGACTTTACCTGTCAAACCTGTTTCATATAAATTCTTGATAAATTTTTGACTGTCCATTGCTCCGTCAATCGTCAGTGCCAGCACGTCCTTAACCGCCAATCCCATAATGCCGTCAAACGTCATATATGTTTTAAAATGCAATATTTCATCAGTGCTGAATTTATATACCTTTCCGGTTACCGGTTCTGAATATATATACCAAACTCCGCCGTTATCATCTATTAACTTCGCATTGTCATCATAGACAGTCATATATCGGTTATCCAATATTAACAACTCAGGCTCTTTGTTCCGTGCGATATATACATAACAATTTCCGTAATGATACATCACCGTTACAACTGTTGCCCAAAATGTCGTTGCAGTCATATTCTTATTCGGTCGTACTTTCAGCACATTGTATAATGCTGAATTTTTTGCCTTGCTTACACCTTTCGGTGTTTCCTGATACATCTTTAACGGCAACTTTGCAACCGCCTCAGACAACGTTTTTAGACAGGTGAAATATGTCACTTCCGACAGTTTACTGTTCCGTATACTGCCGTACTGCGTCCAAAATCGTTCATCTAACAATGATATTGTCGTTGTATCATGCGTCAGTGCATAAAATGCCGATTTTATTCTGTTAAAAAATTTCATTATATCTGACCTCTCAACATTTCTTCATATTCTGCCAGTTGTGCCGCTGCTATTGCATTGACATCAACATAATTCAATTCATGTGTATATGCTCTGGTGTGTGCTATTATCAGTGCCATTGCAGGATCAATCTTATTGATACTTTTCGCCTTATTCGGTCTAACATTACCGTTTTCATCAAACGTAACTACTGTATTTCCAACCGCCCACTTCAATATCGGATCGTCAAAGTGTATTAATTTGCGTTCTTCAATCGTTATCCCCAATTCTTTGGTCGGCTCTGATAATGTTTTAAATCCTTGTCGGACCTCAACAACTTTCATACCCTCGTCAATTAGGTGCGATTCCAACTGCGTTGCGTTCCACGGGTCCAAGCAGACTTCCAAAATGTCATACTTATCACGCATTCGCAGGATATAATCTTCGATATAGTCAAAATCAACAGCATTACCGGGTGTTGCCGTTATATATCCCATATCAATATACCGTTGATAATCAATGTGATGTTTCTGTGAATTATCGAAAATCTTGTCTTCCGGTATAAAACTGTGGTGCAAAACTGCAAAATACCTGTCACTCAAAGGAAATTCAAAAACGACACTTGCCAAGTCGTTACGGACCGCCAAATCGCCTGCGGCATAACACTTTTTACCGATTAAATCTTCTTTGGTGATTTTCAAAGTCGGTGGTTTATTGTACTGCTCCATATTTGCCCATGAAGCGGTATCAGTAACCCACATATTCAGTTTTTTACACTTGAACTCATTCAATTTTGACGGAATATTCTTAGATGCAGTATAAATACTTTCCATATCTTTTAGGTTGACACTGACATTTATATTCGGATTGGCTTTTATCCAGTTTTGCGGATCTGTCCAATCGTCATTTTCGTCTAATTCTGCTATGTAAATGAAAATATTCTCATTTTCAACTGTTTCATTCAGAATATTTTTGTAATAGTCATATAATTCTTTGCAAAAACAGTTTGGATTTCTGCCTGCGGTCGTTCCTGTTCCGATTAATGGCTGTGTTCTTGCACCTGTCGCACTGTCCAAAATATTGTACACATCACCTGTTTTGTGTGCGTGCAACTCATCAATCAATCCCAAATGCACATTTAAACCGTCCAAAGTTTCACTGTCTGACGATAGCGGTTCAAATTTTGATAATTGTGCATCAAAAGTGATGTTGTTCCGGTACGTTGTCAATATAGTTCGTAGCTCCGGTGACTTCCCAATCATATTCTTTGCCTCGTCAAATATAATTCGTGCTTGGTCCTTTTTGGTTGCTGCCGAATAAATTTCAGCACCGTTTTCACCGTCACAAACAATAACATATAGTCCGATGAACGCCATCAACGTAGATTTTCCGTTTTTTCGTGCCACCTGAATGTAAAAATATCTGAATCGGCGTGTATCATCATCTTTACGCTTCCACCCGAATATAGAACCTACAACAAATCTCTGCCAATCTTCTAATATCAGTGGCTTGCCTGCCCACTTTCCTTTGCTGTGTCGGCAGTAATTTTCAGCGAATGCAAAACAATATTCTGCTTGCTCTGCATCAAAGTAGTACGGATAATCTTTTCTTTTAGATTTTTTTAAATCTTTCAGATGTCGCTTGCACGCTTTTTTTACCGAATCACCTGCAATAATCTTGCCAGCTACGACTTTTTTCGCATATGATGTTACCGAATCCATAGTTTACGCACTCCTGTTCTTCTTGCTGATGAATTCCATAATACTTGCTTTTTTGTCCTCAGTTTCTACCGGGTTTGTCATTCCGGCTCTTGATGACGGTGTCAATCCGAACTCTTTGGCGAACGTCAGCATTTGTTTTTTTGCAGTGTTTGAAATGCTGATTTCAGGTATTTGTTGTTCATACCCTTTGGCGGTGATAAACGTCAGCGGTGCAGGAGAATTTTTGTCCGGTTGTTTTGCCTGTATCGCCTTTTCAGCTAATACCCACTGTGCATATGAATCGCAGTATGCGGCAAATGTTCCTACATCTGCATCCGTCAGCATTCCGGCATTGAATACAATCGGTGCTAATCGTTTCCACTCTTTTTTTGCAATTTTATTTAGGAACACCGGCGGTGACGGAACTTTTTCCGGTTTTGAAAATTGCAATCTGTTTTCAGTTTTTCTATGTCCGGGATTGCCGTGTAGTTCCTCCAGCTCTGCCGGTTTTTTCGTTGGTCCTCTTGCTCCCATTTTCGGTTTAACCCCCTCTCGAAAACTTGCGTGCGTGTCTCTCTATATATGGCAACGGTCTACCGCACATTCGCAAAAACAATTTTGATACCCCCTCCCGTGAAAAAAAATCTTCATGAAAGAAAAAAATTTTTAATATTATCTACCAAAACCGCCGTCTTCTGTCGCTGTCTTACGGTCATGGCATTGCTTGCACAGTGGTTGCCAATTGTTCCTGTCCCAGAACAGCTGTTGATTTCCCTTGTGCGGTGTGATGTGGTCTACAACTGTGGCTTTCTCGTATTTTCCCTGTTGCAGACAGCGAATACAAAACGGATGTGACAATAGATATGTCTTGCTTGCTTTTCGCCAACGTCCGTTATATCCTCGCTTGCTCGCCGATTCCCTGTGGTCGTCATATTGTCGTTTCAAATGTTGATGTAATTCACAATATGTGTCGTGTGTCAGTCGGTGACATCCGCATTTGTTACATACGTGTAGTGCAGCCTGTGCCATTGTCATTCGTCCTTTCGGTCTATTATACATAACCTGTTATTGTGTATAATTGAATCAGTTCAGTTCCTACTAATAAATGCACACAAAAAACCGGGGTTTCATTATACGTTGAACATTTATGTATAACAAAATTAAATTTTAAAGTTTTTCATAGCAGTTAATACACTGTCTTTTGTAACGCCAATATACCGCAATGTATCACTGGCATTGCGGTGATTAAACCATATTTGCAGTGTAACTATATCGTGTGTTTGTCTGTAGTAGTGGTATCCACACGTCTTCCGTAATGTGTGTGTGCCGACCTTGTATCTGATACCTACATGGTCCGCTGCTTCACGCAAAACCTTGTAAGCCATGTCACGTGTTATCGGTTTGTATTCATTGTTTGGATTTGGTATTAATGCCTCTTCCGGTGTACGGTGTTCGCAGTAGGTTTTATATTCTCTCAACAGCTCATCGTTATATGCAACCGTGATTTCCTTTCCGGTCTTGCTCTGCCGGAACGTTGCAGTATTACGCCCCTTAACGTCACCTACTGTCATTTTCAAAATTTCATTAATACGCAATCCTAATGAAATACCTGTAATGAACATAATGTAATATTTAATATCCTTTTGACGCAGATATTTTTTGATTGCGTATACATCACGTTTATCACGAATTGGTTCAACCGTATTCATACAATCACCCTTCGTATTCTCTTAGCCACCTACGCAGATCTCTTTCAAACATTCTACGTTTGTGACGACATTCACGCCATTTTCTGTTTCGTCTGTTCCATTCAGTGCAGAATTTTCTGCGTTTATATTCAAACTTCTTTTTTCGCAAATATTTTTTTATTTTTTCAAACATAGTTTTATCCTTTCTACCGTTTATATATTGCTTACATCAATCTTGCCACTCATCAGCTCCGGCAACAGTGCGTCCCGAAGTTCTGCTAAATATCTGTTTTCTTCAAAATTTAGATAATATATGTGTTGTTTCCAAGTATTAAATATCATCATAAGAATACTTGAAATGTTTTCTTTGTTGTTGTTTGCAAATATTATTTCATTTTTGTTCTTAGTTGTTTTGAAATAATCGTTTTTAACAATCTTTTCGCCACATATTTTTTCTGTCAATTTTGAAAAATCATTATTTGTACTGTTGTCCTGCTTAAACAGCTCAATGTCAAATCCTAAAGACTTGGCGATTGTTTCATTGATGGTTAGCTTGCAGTTGTTTTTTTCAGTTACAATTCTGTTAATATCCGCAACTATTTCGTTGTACGGTCTATGTGCATTTTCTATATTTTCAAATTCTATGTATCGGCTCGGTGTCAATACATAATCATTTTTTTTGATTTCTTCAATGCTTACTGCCTTGCAGTAACCCGCAATGTTTCCGTACTGTTCAATCTGTATCAATACATCTTGTATCTGACTTTCGGATATAATCTTGACCTCTTTTGCGTATGTCCTGTTAGTGTGACTTTTGCCGCCAAACTGTCCGTTTTGCATTCGTTGTTCCGTTTCATACCTCTGTCGCAGGTCAATCATTTCTATCGTTGAATGTTTTTTATTTTTATTAAATGTTATAATACACGTTGGTATTGACGTAACTTCAAACATTTTATCTGGACATACAATTATACTTTCTATGAAATTCATTTCGACTAAATACTGTCTTATTTGCTTTTCCTTTTGATTGTCAGTGCTTAACACGCCATTCGGCAATATAAAACTTGCCTTGCCATTAATTTCATCTAACGCAGTCAATATAAACGCATAATTCGCATTACTTTCCGGCGGTACTTCGCACTGTGAAAATCTATTCTGTAATTGTGCAAATACCGGCTGTTCCCATTTCATATTGTACGGCGGATTTGATATACAACAATCAGCTTTAAATTCACTCTTATCTACTTCTTTAACCGTTGCAAATCTATCACCCTTTTGCGTCCTGTATGTTTTGAAATTTTCATCTGACAATACATCACAATGGATAACTTCGGCGTCAATATTTCTAATTGCCAAATTAAACAACAAAAACGGAATAACACGACTATCATATTCTTTGCATATAAATTTTAAATCGTTATTCTCGTTCCATTTTTGGATTGTCAATGCTCCACTTCCCGCACACAAATCTAAACAAATTTTTTCATCTTTGGTTTTTGATAACTCTGCAACCGCTACCGCAAGGCTTTTCGGTGTGTAGTCTTGCATTTTTTCCTTGCGGTCGGCAAAATAATATTGAAATATCATTTGCATATAATCTATTGTTAAATCAGGACATATTAAAATCCAATCTTCACATAGCTTTCGACAATTTTCGGCATTTAACAATGTTGATTTTAATTCATCAACAACATCTTCAATTTTTTCTATGCTGAAAACGTCCTTGAATTTTTCAACTAATTGCAATAGCTCCATAATTATGTCCCTTTCTTTATCCAAAAATAAAAAACAGAATGTATATGCATTAACATATACATTCCGTATAATCAGCATAAACATGGTACGCTGAATACTTTAAGCGTGTCTATGCCTATCTTAATATCTCTATTCCCTCTTTTACTTTGAGATATTTTTTCCCACTGCCTCACGGCAGTTCACCCTTCGATTCATATACTACCACAGGATCAATGTTACATTCTATTACATAATGACGGTTTTATGGATTTTTATAAAATTCCGCACAAAAAAAAGAAGCCGGAATAATGATATGCACCCCAAAAGTTAGACACTTTTGGAGGTGCATATTTTTATGGCAAAGAAAGGACAAAAATATAGAAAACACTCGCCAGAATTCAAACTATCTGTTATAATGGATATGCGAGAAAACCATTTTGGTATAATGGAAACAGAGAGAAAATACGATGTTAAACATAATGTAATATCGAAATGGGAACGCATATTCTTGGAAGAAGGAGCCGAAGGTCTGATGAAAGAAAGACGAGGTAGAGCCAGTAAAGTAGATGGAATAGCAAAAGGTCGTCCACCCAAACTTGATAAGAAAATTGAAGAAGATTTAATTGCCGAAAATCAGCGATTAAGAATGGAGAATGAATACTTAAAAAAACTCAGTGCCTTAGTTCGGAAAAGAATGTTAAAAGAAGAGAAAAAGCAGCAATAGTCAATGAATTAAGGCAAAAATATCCGTTAAAAGACTTGCTGCAATTATCAGGTTTAGCACGTAGTACCTTTTATTACTATATACAACATCCAATCAAAGATAAATACAAGAAAGAAAAACAAGAAATACTATATATATTTTTAGCTAATAAAGGCAGATACGGCTACCGCAGAATCTTAATTGTATTAAGACAAAAAGGATATACAATTAACCATAAAACTGTGTTGAAACTGATGAAAGAACTTAATCTCAAAGGAAAACAACGCAAAAACAGTAAATATCGTTCATACAAAGGAGAAATCGGCAAAATAGCCGACAACTTACTTAACAGAGAATTTACAGCTACAAAACCTTTTGAAAAACTAGCAACTGATGTAACTGAATTTAAAGTGTGTAATGATAAAGTATATTTGTCACCTGTAATGGATTTGTATAATCGAGAAATTGTGTCATACTCAATTTCATTAAGTCCAAATTTGCAGCAAATTAGAGAAATGCTTGATGGTTTATTCAAAAAGCTGCCCGCTAATGCGAAACCATTATTCCATTCTGACCAAGGTTGGCAATACCAACATTCGGAATATCAACGTTTACTGTCAGAACACAATATTGTACAAAGTATGTCTAGAAAAGGAAACTGTATGGACAACGGTGCAATGGAAAACTTCTTCGGAAGATTAAAAGTTGAAATGTTTTATGGTGAAAAATTTGAAAGTGTCAAAGCTTTCATAGATGAATTAAAAAGATATATTGATTATTACAACAATGAAAGAATTTCTTTAAAGCTAAAAGGAATGAGTCCGGTACAATATCGAACTCATTCACAAGCAAGTTAATATTTAATTTTGTCTAAATTTTGGGGTTCACTTCATAAAATCCGGCTTAATCTTTTTCTAAAACCCTTTTGATTGCAGACAGTGCCTTGGGGTGAAGAATATGTACAACGTGTTTGTATGAATAGTTTAGCTGTTCTGCAATCTTTTCCCACGTTAAATTTTGAATATACCTCTTAATCAACAGTCTTCGGAGTGTAGCACTTTCGACCTGATTCACAGCTTCGAGGATTTCATTTTTTATTTTGTACAATTCACCGATCCTATTTTTGATATTTTGTTCATAAACCGCTACATTTATTTCGTCCAAAAATACAACCGGATTAACCGCCTGCAAGTCAGCAATTTCTTCTTCAATCTCAATTCCTCTCTGTAACCATTCTTTTGTCGTCATGCTTTCACTCCCCGTTCTGCTTATTCTTCGTCTAATCTTTGCTGATATTCTTTGAAATACCACAATAGTTCTTTTTCAAATATTTCTAATGCTCTCAATGTTTTATCAAATGTCGTAAAATATACCGTATTTGGCTGCTTTTCTGTGTGTTCTTTTTTTATTCTTATCCCATCTTCAAGGTAATTATATACAAAACAAAATTTTGCTATTTTTTTATTCTTCCAATCTTCCCTCGAAAGTGGCTTATCATTAATCGCCTGCCACTGTCGCATTTGTGCCAACAGTTGGTCTGCACGAGCATTACTCCATGCAAGCTCCTCGCTGTTATAGTAATTGCCTATATTATAAGTGTTATTGTCAAAATCTTCATTTTCATCAGCGACTGTTGGTACATATCCTATTGCATTAACATAAAAATAATAATCATCAATAACTCTTTCATATCCTGTTTTTTTACCCTTAACTGCACCGATTGCGTCATCATCTGAAATCTCGGCAGAAATTTCAGTGCCGTTAATACTAATTTTTATCTTCATGTCTTTTTCTCCTACGTTAAAAAATATAAAGTATATTATCTTTCGGAATAATTGTTAATACTACTTCGTTTTCCTGATTACATTCTTTTAATATAACTAAATCTGCTACATGTTCGACAGTATTACAACGATAGTTGAAAGACAGAAGTTCACCGTTTTTCAATTTTACCTCAAACCAACTATCTTTGCGTTTGGCTACTGTTTTTCTCGTTGCACCCGTAGGCTTTTTCGTTGGTGATGTAATAAAATTTTCTTTTCCTCCTAATTTTATTTTGGCAGTTTTTGTTCGTTTAATTTAGAAATTAAAATATTCATATCATATCCACTGTCAACAAATTTTTCACAAAGAGGTCTATTGACATCATTACCGAGTTTAGTATAAATAATGCCCATATCTTCAAAGTCAAAGTTTGTTCCAAGATATTTATTTATACCATCAAGCATAAATTGATGGTATTCATTATTTTTCTTTTTCGACTTGTAATGTTGTGTTTTATGAGCACCTCTTGAAAACCATGCTAAAACTTTGCATTTTATTTCACGCTCATCTTTGCAACTTTCAAGTATAAAATACTCGTTTTCTTTTAACATGGCGATAAATTCGCCATTGTGATTTATCACACTTTTAGGGAAACAATCCATTAACTTTTTAACTTTTTTCCATTCAATCATTTTTAGCTCTCCATTCTCATGCTTATTTTTTGAGTGTTCCCAATTTTGTCGTATTGTTTAAGCAAAAGTGCCGAAACTTCATTTGTTACACCCGAATACCCCTCATAGTCTATTATTCCTAAATCATAGGCTAAATGTAATGCTCCATAAATCTCGCCTTCATGAAAATTAAGATTATTTATATCCATTGCGTTTTTCAACTTTTTTTCAAAAAAAATGATACGTTTTTTTAATATGCTTTTTCTCTTAATCCACTTTATCAAATTCATTGTTATTCCTCACTTTCAAGCAACTCACGTACTTGTTCCACCAGTATGTCTACTATTTCTTGTATACGATGTCTATCTGACTCCATAGCAGTCTTTAGCTGTGCAATCTTCATATCGTGGTAATCTTCAACAGGTACGTTTGTTGGGTCTATATCCTCCAATTCTTCTCTTATTTGTAACAGCGTGCCTACAATATCATCTCTGCAATCCTCATAGCCATCCACATATGCTCTGCCCTCTTCGGGAATGGTTGGTATATATGCTTTGTCCATTCTGCAATGACGGCATATATTTATTAAATCATCTATATCTTTACTTGTCATTATCCTGTCCTCGCTATCCGGTAACTCAATACCGTATTCTTTCAGTTTATCTACAACCTCCTGTGCAGAACGTTTGCCCAAATTGCGGACATTCTTTAACTGTTCTCCTCCAACAATTTCATAAATAACGTCATCACGATAATTACCATATTTATCTTTTATCGCATCTTTTAAAATATGCTTTTTGCCATTATGTTTTTTGCAAAATCTGTCATAGCTCCGTTCAACCGGATTTCCACAAATCATTCTCCATTCAACTCTGTGGTACAGCTCGACAAGTTCTTCCATTTTATCAAACACGTCCTTGCCAACAACAAAATTTCCTTTATCGAAAGACATAAGCCCAAAATTGTACACCTTTGAACAGTAGTAATCTACTCTGTATGATAAATAACCGATTAATTTATTATTATGTATAATCGCATAATCAAATTGACCGTCAGCAGGATTATCTAATATCTCCGGCGACCATTGATAAAGACTTCCCGTTTCCAAAAACATATCTTCCGTGTAAAATTTTCTTTGAAACTCTTTTGAAATTTGCTCCTTATATAGGATTGCAGGAACTAACATAATTACTTCACCCCTTGATTTTCAACTATTATTCCTCTTTATTCTGCTACTTCTGTGTCCTTATTTTCTTTTCTTAAAAAATTATTACATTCTCTAACCGCTTCCATATATGAACCTACTCCGTTGCGATAAAAAGTATATTTTCTTTCGGAATTATCGCCAGTGTCACATCATTTTCGTTTGTATGTTCTTGAAAAACCACAAAACCATCCATGAATTTCACACGATTACATCGACAATCAAAATCCATGCACCTATCATTTACATTCAAAACGGCATAAAAATTTTTATTTTGGCAATGTGATATATCACATATATTTTCAACTTTTAAATTCATTTTAAATAAACTCCCTTCCGTATTGTTTCAACGATGAATAAACTGTGCCGTGAGATATTCCTAATGCCTCGGCAATTTTTTTTTGCGTAAATTTTTTATTTAACAAGTTTACTATCTGATTATGATACTCAAACGCTTTACTTTTTCTGCGTAGTACTGCTGCCGTCCATTGTGGTTGTACACCATTTTTAATTGATTTCGTAACATTTCGCCATGCAGCACCTATACATACACCGGAACATAACTGAATATCGAACGGTTTTCCTGTGTTTTCGTCAATGTGTTCGTCCATCAAACGACCACACATACTACAATATCGTTTTCGCATTTTACTGTCCCCTTTCACACTATCACCGGCAACAACAATAATTCTGTATCACCGTCTTTTATTATCAATGCGTCTTTCTGTGATTTCAATTCCAAAACAACATTGTCGGACCGTATTGTTTTTATCATATCCATTAAAAAATCAGCATTGAAACCGATTTTAATATTGCCGGCTATATCGGCATCTATTTCATCTTTTAGCTGGCAGCGAAGATTTCTGCCATTGCATTTCAAAACATCATCTTTCAATTCCAACGTTACCGGAACTTTTGTTTTGCCCTGTTCCGAAACGAATTTACCGCGTTCAATCATCTGCATAAACTCTGCACGTTTTACCGTTGCAGTTATATCCGATTCACGATTCATCATATTGTCATATTTGACATAACCATTTTCATTAAATGTACTGGCGACAACTATAAATTCACTGTAATCTAACAACAACCGCATATTTGTATTATCAACAACAATACGCAACAGCGGATTTTCACTTTCAATACGACACAGTTCCTTTGCCGCAGGAAGCGTTATTACAAACGACATATTTCCATATGTGCCAACAGGTGTAGTTATATGTGCCATTCGTTTACCGTCAGTTGAAACATTGTGCAATATTTCGTTTTTCATGTCAAATAACACACCGTTATACTGCGGTCTGTATCCGACTGTCGGTGCTGCAAACGGCACAGTTTTAGTTAAAATTTCTCTAAACCGTTCCTGTTCTAACATCAATTCATTATTGCATTCCGGCATTGATATTTTCGGATAATTTTCCGCAACTGTTCCTTGCCATTTCTGCTTGTATGTCATTCCTCTTTTCATTTCAATGACATTGTCTTTGTCGGTTGATATTATAACCTCCATATTTTCACCTTTGGAAATGTTCATCAAATACTTTGGGTTACATACGACCGTCCCTTTCTGCTCAACGTCCGCACGAACATAATATTTGATTTTTATGTCATTTGAATATGCTGTCAATTCCACCATATTTGGTGCATTGGCATCTATCAGAATACCGCCCAACATCTTCATCGTTTCTGCATTGACAGCATGATTTATAACTTTGATTGCCCTGATGATGTTGTATTTATCTGTTCTGAACTTCATTTTTTTCAACTCCTCTCTTCACAATAAATTTTGATTCGATTTTTTTATGTTTTATTCTATGGCTAATATTCAAATAAAAATAGTGATTATATTTTCGTAGAAACGGCTTAAAATCTGATGTCCTAAGCCGTTTTTTTTGATTATAAAATCAATTATGTTTTTTTTCGATTTTATAACCATTAAAATCTGGTTATTTTTCTGAAATTTCATCAGCTTTCACTTTGTCATTTTTCCTCTTTTTCAGCTTCGCCAGTTTTTGCGTTTTCTTTATCATTTTCGTCCGGTTTGTCCCACACTGCCGCCGAATTTTTACTACGATTAAATGGGTCTTTTTTCACATTCCAATTTGAAAATTTCATGTATTCCGGTTGGAATTTTAAAAACATTGTTCCTGTTTGCGAAAACCTTGATTTCGGTAACAATATCTCAACTTTGCCTGTTGGTGGTTGTGATTTGTCTTTTCTATATGCGTCTTCGTTATGGATGAACATTACACTGTCGGCATCCTGTTCAATAGCTCCGCTGTCACGAAGATCGGCAAGTGTCGGTCTTTTGTCCGACCGTTGCTCATTTGCTCTATTCAGCTGCGAAAGAGCAATTATCGGACAACCTAATTCTTTCGTTAAGATTTTCAGCTCTCGGCTAACATCACCGACTGCTTGTGCCTTTGTGCAGTTTTTATTGTTTGGCATTTCAATTAATTGCAAATAGTCAACAATCACCGCCCCCAAAGAGCCATATTGTTTTTTTAACCTACGGCAAACCGAACGAATTTTTCGCACTGTCATCTTGGGTTCATCACAGATTAACAATTTTTTTGTTTTTTCTGATTGGTTCATGAAACTGGCGAGTTTTGTCCAATCATCATCTTCCAATTCCCCATATCGCAAAGCAGAATATTTAATG